AAACTTTGGCTGAAGCTCATGGTGGATGGAGACTATTACTAGGTGTTGGCGGCGCTGCAGCTTTAATTGGTGCTATTATGGCTAATTTGTTTCAAGGATTCTGGAGTAAGTAATGGCTAAAAATGGATATGATCAAACTTACGAAGATGACCGTAAGGAGAATGAAGAGACAGCGGACTTGTTACCTCGAGCTGGTCGGGCTATTGCTGGCGCTGCTGGGAAAGCAAAAGACTATGTTGTAAATGCCGTAGAAAACATGCCTCAAGTAAAAACTATGAAGGCTATGAAAGACCGGTATGATGCGGCACAAATGCCCGTAGAAAAAAAAGCAAAAGGTGGCAAGGTTAAATTGTTTAAGCACCATGATGGCATAGCCCAAAGAGGTAAGACCCGTGCCTAGCGTATCTAAAAAACAACACAACTTTATGGCAGCAATCGCTAAAAACCCTGCTTTTGCTAAGAAAGTAGGTATTAAGGCCTCCGTTGGCGAAGAATTTTTAAAAGCCGACAAAGGTAAGAAGTTTGCAGCAGGCGGCATTAATATGATTAACCGTGATGTAACTAGACACGGTAGAGTTTTGGGTTCGTCTAAAGGCGTACCTGCAGTTGAGTTAACAAAATACATTGGAAAGAAAGAGGGCGGTATGGCTAAGGCTGAAATGAAAGAATCCAAAATGGAATCAAAAAAAGAAATGGCGATGGACAAGAAACAAGACGTTGCTATGATTAAAAAAGCGTTCAAAGAGCACGACGCTCAAGAACACAAAGGCGGTAAGGGTACTAAACTTACGCTTAAAAAAGGCGGTATGGTCATGAAGAAGATGGCTAAAGGTGGCCGTGCAGACGGCTGTGTAACTAAAGGTAAAACCAAAGGAAAATACTTATGAAAATGGATCACGCACCCCTCGAGTCTGGTGTAGAAAACATCAAACACGAAACACTAGCTAAATCAATGAAGATGCACGCTTCTGGTCACAAGCCACACGCTGAAGTTTTTGGCGAGCACAGCGCAGGTCACATGATTCACGATGACCACGTAGAAAAAATGTGTGGCGGCGGTATGGCTATGGGCGGTATGACTAAAATGAAAAAAAGCAAAGCCTGCTAAATGAAAGCTAGTCGTGGCATGGGTATTATTAACCCAGCCAAAGAGCCTAAAGCCACTAAAAGTGCCGTTCTGTTAAAAGACGGCGGTAAGGTCAACGCTGCTGGTAATTATACAAAGCCTGAATTACGCAAAAGAATTGTTTCTCAGGTTAAAGCTGCTGCTACTCAGGGTACTGGGGCGGGTAAATGGTCAGCCCGTAAAGCGCAGCTCGTAGCCAAGAAGTACAAAGCAGCAGGCGGTGGTTATAAATGAGTGGGTTGGCAAAACCACAACGCTCGTTAAAAGCTTGGGGTGAACAGAAATGGACGACCAAATCTGGTAAGCCTTCTAGTAAAACGGGTGAAAGATATTTGCCAAAGAAAGCGATTGAGGCTTTGAGCCCACAGGAGTATGCAGCAACAACACGCGCTAAGCGTGCAGGGAAAGCAAAAGGTAAGCAGTTTGTAGCACAACCAAAAGCAATTAAAGAAAAAGTAAAACCCTACAGAAAGGTAAAATGATGGCTGAGAAATGGATTCAAAAAGCAATTAAAAAACCTGGTGCATTACGTAAAGAATTAGGCGCTAAGCCTGGTAAACCTATTCCGGCAGCCAAATTAGCCGCAGCTGCAAAGAAACCCGGTGTCGAGGGTAAGCGGGCTAGGCTGGCGGAAACCATGCGCAAATTTAAAAAGAAATAAATGCCGTTTAGCCATCAATGCACTTTCTGTAGTATTAATTTTATCTCGCCAAAGAGGTTGGCTAAATATTGCTCACAAACGTGTAAAGGCAAAAATTTTGCTGATGATATAATTGCCAGAAATAAAGCTAGGCAAAAATACGCGGATGTGCCCGGGCTAACTAAAAAACAAATTGCGTATAGAGCAACAAATGGGATAGATGCAAAACGAGATATTGAAAAAAGACATTTTGTTTTGTCCGTTTTGGGTGGTAAATGTGTTTGTTGCGGATATGACAAAAATATACGTGGGCTTGTTTTAGATCACATAAACGGCGACGGGCACGAGGATCGCAAGCGTATTGGCAATAAAATAGCTAGGTATTACGCTAAGAACTTAGAAGAAGCAAAGCAAAAACTTCAGGTTCTTTGCGCTACTTGCAATCAAATAAAATCTGTAGAAAATCAAGAGCATAATAAATCACGTAGAATTAACAAAAAGGCGGCTTAAAAAATGAGATTACGTTACTTTTTTACTTGGTTGTCTGGCTTGTTTCAAAAGCCGGAGGAAGAAGTTGTTTTTCCTAAAGCGGAAATTGCCGCTTGGCCGTTTCCAGTATCAGAAGATTTTGCACCACGTCCAAAGCGTAAATACGTGCGTAAGGCTACAACACGTCCAGTTAAAAAGAAACCTGTTGTTAAAAAAGCAACTAAAGTTGCTAAAAAGGCAAAGTAATGACAACTTCTGGCGCTTCGTCGTTTAATCTAGATTTAACAGAACTGATTGAAGACGCTTTTGAGCGTTGCGGTGCTGAGCTTCGTTCCGGCTATGATTTTAGAACCGCGAGAAGAAGTTTAAACCTGTTGACGATAGAATGGGCAAATCGTGGCATTAACATGTGGACTATTGAGCAGGGCCAGATTACTTTGGTTCAAGGTCAAAACACATACGACTTGCCAATCGACACAATCGACCTTTTAGAGCACCAGATCCGTACTAACGCTGGAAATACAGCAACACAGACGGACATCAACATCAGCCGCATCAGCGTATCAACCTACGCCACAATTCCAAATAAACTGTCTCAGGGACGCCCTATTCAGGTCTGGATTCAACGTATGTCTGGCGCACAATACCCAAGCACTACTAACCCAAATGGCGTTAACTCAGCGGGTATAGATGCTCCAAAAATTACAGTCTGGCCTACACCAGATGGTTCTCAAACCTATACTTTTGTTTACTGGCGTTTACGTCGAATTCAAGACGACGGTACAGGTGTGAATACCCAAGATATTCCTTTCCGCTTTTTAAACTGCATGGTTGCGGGTTTAGCGTATTACCTTTCTATGAAGTTACCAAACGTACCAGCAGAGCGGATTGCCGCGTTAAAAGCAGATTATGAACAGCAGTTCCAATTAGCTGCCGAAGAAGATAGAGAAAAAGCACCGGTTCGGTTTGTGCCTCGTAGGATGTTCCTTGGGGGTGGCTGATGCCAAATAAGTTTTCGTCCGGTAAGTTTGCGATTGCCCAGTGCGATCGTTGTGATTTTAGATATAAGTTGACTGAGCTTCGTACTGAGATTATTAAGACTAAGCCGTATCAGCTAAAAGTTTGCAAAAACTGTTGGGATCCTGACCATCCACAGTTACAATTAGGGATGTACCCCGTTAACGATCCACAAGCGGTTAGGGAGCCAAGACGGGATAATAGCTATGTAGCATCAGGTTTAACGGCGTATAACTACCAAGGCGGTGGTAGCCGTGATACGCAGTGGGGTTGGAATCCTGTAGGACAGGGATACGATTATCAAGAAACGCCTAACTATTTAGTAGGTCAGGGGCAAGTTGGAACAGTAACAATTAACTAGGAGTAGAACATGGGATATAGAAGCGCAGCTGACGGAATTACCAGCAAAGGTAAAACCAAAGGTAGAAATTTAGGTGATGACGGTGCAAGCATCGGCATTGAAGTAGGTAAAAAAGTTGGCAAAGGTACTGCTGGCGGCATCGACCAAAATAAAATGGAAGCTGTCGGACGCAACATGGCTAAAATTAAAGCGAATGGGTGCTAATCATGGCAAATCAAGTTAAACCTACAAGCAAAAACAGTCCAGCTATTAAAGTTGGAAACAATAAAAATATTCTGCCAGCTGAAAAGTACGCTATGCCGCATGACATGAGCGGAAACCCAGTTAGCGGCGGATTGCCAGCTATGTCTGAAGAGACTGGCGCGGAATTTTTAAATAACGCAAATATTGGCACTGGCACAACCACTAAAGGTAACTACGCTAAGACCAAAACTGATGGCACTAAACAACGTGGTTTTGGCGCTGCTACTAAAGGTTTTACTTCACGCGGTCCAATGGCTTAAGGGTAAACCCGAATGAATTACGAGCAGTTATATAACAACATCCAAGCTTACGCTGAAAATACTGAACAGCTTTTCGTAGCTAGTATTCCTGTATTTATTCAGGAGGCTGAAGACCGCATATATAACACCGTTAATTTACCAACGCTACGTAAAAACGTTACGGGCACAGTGTCAGCATCTAACCCTTATTTAGCGTTGCCAACTGATTGGTTAGCTAATTACTCTATTGCTGTTGTTGACCAAACCGGTAACTATAACTACCTTTTAAATAAAGATGTTAACTTTTTACGAGAAGCATACCCAAACCCAACAGTTACAGGGTTACCTAAATACTATGCTTTGTTTGGTAATCAGTTATCTAATTTAGAAGACTTAACATATATTTTAACCCCCACCCCAGACCAAAACTATACG